TCGTCGATGCCCTCGAACCCGAGCTCGGCCCACGTCTTCGTCTTCGGCACCCGCGCACACCGCCCGTTCGGGTGGTCATACGGGCCAGGCTCATCAACCGGGTGCAGGGTGCCGTGCATCGCAATGCAGGACCGGCAGGTGGAGGGGTCCAGGTGTGCTTCCCACACCCAGCCGGCGAGCGTCGACCTGTTGGCCTGGTCCACGACGTGGGAGGCCTCGCGGGCCGCGTCCAGCATCTCGGTTCGGGCGATCGTCATCGCCCTGGTCAGGCCACCGTTGAACTGGTCCTCGATGCCGCGGACCATCCTCCTGGCCGCGGTGCGCGGGTTGTCGCCCACCGCGATACCGCGGGCCAATTCCCGGCGGATCGCGGCCGTCGCTGCCGGGCTGATCTCCCGGTGCCGGGACGTGATCTGCCCGCTGACGCGCTGCACCATGGCCGTGACCTGCACGCTGCTGGCAGCGTGCAGAGTCGTACTGAGTACGCCGCCGGCCGCCCGTGGGGGCAGCTGGGCCGTGATCATGGCCTGCTCGGCGGCGATCGCCTCATCGACTGCCACCCGCAGGCGGCCCGTAGCGCCGTCCGCCGCCTCCAGGGCGAGCTGGTCGAGCGACCCGGACACGGCCTCGAGGGCGGCCTGCATGCGTGCAGACCGGCCGATCATGGAGGGGCTGATCGTGTCCCCGTCCGCGGCCAGCGCGAGTGCGAGCGCGGCGGCGTCGACCTCGGCGGCGACCTGGTCCCAGGCCAGCACCCACGAGGCCACCAGTGCGCGAGTGTGCGCGTCCTCCACGCCACGCAGGAAGTCGTTCAGGTCCTGCTCGATGTCGAGGACGCCCCGGCCGATAGCCACCGTGGCCCCCGCCTACTGGTCGGTGTAGGGGGCGCCAGCGGCGCCGCGGCCCTCACGCCACGCCCGGACCGCCTCAGACCCCGCCGTCGCGGTGGGGTCGATCCAGTTGCCGTCCTCATCGGTCGCGGCCGCGACGATGTCGTCCGCGTCCCGCACGCCGAGCGCCGCGAGCAGCAGCTTCAGGGTCTGGACGGGCGGCATCTTGCCAGTGCTGTCGGCCTTCGAGATCGCTTCCACGATCGTCTCGGCCGGGGTCTCGTCCAGTCCCGGCCACACGACCTCGATCGTGTCGTCGTCCCCGTTCGTGTCCCCAGCGAGGGCGAGCGTCTCCGCCCCGGTGAGTGGGTCGCGGCGTACCGACCCCGCCAGGGGGCCCTGGGGTGCGCGGACGGCCTGCGTAATCACGTAGCGGGCGATTGCCGTGTAGGCGGCCGTCCACACAGCCTGGCGGGCCTGCATGGCCAGCCGCATCGGAAGGTTCAGGGTCTCAGCGACCGCCCTGGCCCCTGTCTGGCCGGGGTCGGACATGAGGGTGGTGACCGGTATGTCGAGGGCGGCGGCCACCATGGTGGCCAGGGGCCGGCCGGACTCGGAGTCGATGGTGGCGCCCGTCTTCGGGATCGCCTCCAGCGTGACCTCCGGGTCCATGACCGCGGTCGCGCCGGCGTTCGTGTCGTTCCCGGCCGGGGCCTGGCCGGCGGGCCGGCGGGACAGTGCCTGGCGCAGGCGCCGCGACTTGCTGCCCTTCGTGGTGGCCCGCCACGCGAACTGCGACAGGGACTTCACGAGGGTCGCCCAGTCGGCCAGGAAGTCCCGGTAGGCGCGCGCCCACGTGAGTGCCGAGTAGGCGTCACCGATGCCGAACTTCCAGCCCGCCAGGCCGCCGACCCGCACGTGGTAGACGGGGCTGTCCCAGTTGACGGGGTGGCCGTCGAGGAACTTGATGCGGCGGGCGGGCCGGTACCTGAGCGCCGGGTAGTACTCGGTGCGGCGCGTGTCGACCAGGCGACCCTGCTCGTTCAGGCCGCGGCTGGACCACTCGCGCTTGTAGAACCAGGGCTCGGACGCGTCCTCGGGGTTCGTGACGATGTCCGTGACCTCGTCGAACAGGATGGTGCGCATCTGCACGTACCCCGTGCGGGGGCTGGTGAAGCAGGCGATGAACACGTTGCCGTCCGTGCCGATGGCCCGCTCCAGGGTCTCCTGGGCCTGGCTGCCGGTCACGGCCGCCTGGTTCCCTTCGTCCTGCCACCAGGCGCGGATGACGGCGTTCACGTCCTGCTGGCCGTCCTCCTGCCCGTTCGCCCTGGCCGCGATCTCCACGCCCTGCCCGAACACGTAGGCCTGCCTGACGGCCAGGCCCCGCTTGATGAGGGGGTTGGCGATCGCGAACACGCGGGCGTTGCGGGCGATGGTGGTCAGGCCGGCGCGGGAGAACTCCTCGTCCATGCCGGCGGTGAGGGACCGCCACCCGGCGTCGTCCATCGCGAGCTCGAGGTCGGCGACGGACTCGCGGAGGATCTCGATCTCGTTGCGGTACTGGTCGGCTTCGGTGGTCGCCTTCCGGCCGGTGAGTGTGTCCCACAGGGGCATGGTGGTGGGCCCCCTCTCGTGGGTGCGCTAGTAGGTGGCGAGGTAGCCGTGCGGGTCGTCCTCGAGGAGTTCGTCGCTGGTGACCTGGTCGTCCTCGTCGAGGATCGGCAGGAGGAGCAGCTGGTCGAGGGCCTGGGACAGGGCGTCGATGGTGTCGTCGTGGCTGGCGTTGGGGAAGCCGCGGGCTTCCTCCAGGAGCTCGGCCACGTTCGGCAGGATCTCGGGGGTGGGTAGGTGCACGTTGTGGGCGTGCACGAACGGGGACACGGCGGCGGCGCGGGAGTACTTCGAGCCGCGGGGCTCGACGGGGATGAGGCCGGGGACCTGGCCGGACAGGAGCGTGATCACTGCGGGGCCGTTGGCCTTGTCCTCGACGAACTTCGCGACGGCCTGCGGCCACTTCCGTGTCATGGCCCGGATCGCGGCGAGGGTCGCGTTGATGTTCATGCGGGCCCGCACCTGGTCCACGAGGTAGGCGTGGACGCCGATGCGGAGCCACACCTGGCCGACGACGTAGTCGCTGGACTTGGTGTCCTTGAACGTCAAGTCCCACGACTGGATGAGTTCGACGTCCTCGCCGGGCACCCACTTGGTGCCGTCCGCGCGTTCGACCCAGGGGGGTGTGTCGTAGGTGGCCCATTCGGCGGGGAACAGGTCACCGGCTTCGGGGCTGGGGCGGCCCTGGTAGAGGGCGGCCCAGTCTCGGGGGCCGGCCTGCACCTTGCGGGCGTCCCACTGGCTGGTGGTGCGGCCCCTCGCGGACAGCATGTATTCGCCGGGTGCGCGGCCGAGCGGGTCGGTCTGGCCCTTCTCGGGCCGGTGGTCGGCCTGGGCGGGGATGTTGATGACGTCCCACAGGTCGCCGTCTTCTTGTTCGAGGAGTCGGCCGGCGAGGTCGGCGTGATGCCAGCGGGTGAGGATGAGGATGACGGGGGCGCCGGGTGCGAGGCGGGAGGAGGCGGTGGAGGTCCACCAGTCCCAGACGCGGTCGCGGTTGGTCTCGGAGTCGGCCTGTTCGCGGTCCTTGAGGGGGTCGTCGATGATCATCGCGTCGGCGGGGCGGGAGGTGAGGGCGCCGCCGACTCCGACTGCGTACACGCTGCCGGGTCGGCCTGCGAGCTCGAACTCGTTCTGTGCGGCGACGTCGTCGCGGAGCCGGATGTTGAGGGTGTCGGTGTGGGTGGTGATCTCGTCGCGGATGAGGCGGCCCATGCGGCGGGCGACGGCGGCCGCGTATGAGGCGATGACGATGCGCGTGTCGGGGGAGCGGTTGAGTAGCCAGGCGGGGGCCCACTTGGTGGCGAGCGTGGACTTGCCCTCCTGTGGGGGCATGCTGATGATCAGGCGGGCGTCGGGGGTGGTGAGTGCGCGTGTGAGGGCCTGGTCGATGAGGTCGATTGCGGGGGTGCGGCGGAACCTGGGGTCGAGTGCGGCGCCCATGGTTGCGGGGGTGTCCCACCGGGGGGCGGGGGTGGGTTCGAACTGTCGGGCGGCGTGCTCCCAGGCTGTCAGGAGCACGGCCGCCTCCCAGGGTTGCTACTCGGTGTCTTCCTCGGTCATGCCCTCCGGGGCGGGGACCATGGACTCGACAAACTTCGCGAGCTTGGACTCCGGATCAGGCTCGGGGGCCGGTTCCGGGAAGAATTTCTCGAGCGCGTTCTCGTAGTTGTGGTCGACGCTCACCAGGAGATTGTCGAGCGGATTGAGGTCCCGCCCGTGCTTTGCCCTGTCGAGCGCGAGCATTGCGATCGCGGCGGTCTTGGCCGTCGTCACCGTCCCGTTGACGGCTACGGCGAACCCTCCTCGGTCGTCTCGTTCGATGGTGGAACGGAGTCCGTAGTGCGTTGCGACTGCGGCGATCCGGGCTGTGCCACGTCGACTGCCGATGTCGCGGAATGTCATTTCGAAGCGAATGTGCGCCATGGGGCCGACCGTATCGGTGGCCACCGACATTGCTTTACGGCGATACCCAGGGATGGCGAAAGCCCCTGGCGTCCAAAGCGCCGGGGGCTTTCACTGTGGGTGTGCGCGTTGCGCAACACTAGTGAACATACCGTCCTGCCAGGTCAAGCACCAGTACCAGTTCGGCGTGTCGCCCTATCCGATGCCCCAGCCCTTCTGGAAGTCGGGGTGGTCGCGGTAGACCTCGGCGAGGGCGGCGAGTTCCGAGCAGTCCTCGGTGGATGCGTCCCAGCTGTCTGATGAGCAGCCCGGGTCGTAGTCCGGTATGCGCTCAGACCGGTGCATGTCGACGATCGCCCGCTTGGCCTGGCACTCGGCGAGCCACCTGCCGAGCCCGAGGCCGATCTCGGTGTACTCGCTGCTTGGGTAGGTGCCGAAATCGTTGACGAGGTCGGCCTCGGGTGCGCCAGCTTCGAGCCACGTGGCCTTGAACCTGGAGGCGGTCGCCTCGTCCTCGGCGATCCTCGCGAGGAGGAACTCGACGATGGTCATGCCGTGATCTTCCCAGACAGGCCCGCCCGCCGCGCCCCGGGCCGCGAGGCAGCGCCGATCGCGAGCTCGAGCACGTCACCCACCCGATACCGGGGCCTCCCACCCAACGAGTCCACTCGCACTAGGCGACCGTCCGCCGCCCACGTCCGGATCGTCGACAGGCTCACCGACAGGCCACCGAAAGCCTCCCCAGCCAGGGCCCGCGTGATGTCCGGGCCGGTCGCGACCGCCTCCCACGCCTCAGCGAGCAGCCACTCCCGCCGCGCCGCGACCTCGTACTCGCTGCCACACCTGGGGCAGGCAACCGTGGCGCGGGACGGCTGGGCGTACAGCTCGCCCGTGCACGACGCGGGCAGCCCGTCCACGTCGACGGTGGTGGCGGTGCAGGGGCCGGCGTAGTGGGTGTCGGCGGGCCGGTCGACAACGCTTGCCGCGGTCCGCACTGCCGCCGTGATGGCCTCGAGGGCCTCGGGGCCGGCTTCTTGGGTGGCGAGCCAGTGGGCGCGGACGTCGAGGAACCGTTCGATGGTCGTCCACGTGTCCGGGGTGGCCTCGTGGCGGGCGGTGGCGATGTAGTCGGTCCAGGTGAGGACGCTGGTGCGGGCCTGGTAGGCGCGGTCGCTGGCCTGCATGTTCACGGGTAGGGGCGTGTTGGCGCTCTTGCTGCCGTTGCGGGTCGTGAAGCGGAGGCGTCGGCCGATGGCGTCGTCGAGGGCGCGCATGAGGTCGGACATGCCGTCGAGGTGTGTGCGGAGGAGGTTGATG